CGCCTGCGCCGTTGCATTCTGCATCCCTAACTGTGCCTGCCTCTGATACTGGTCCTTATAATTCTGATACAAAGCATCCTTTGTATAGTCATAGGAAAAACCTTTGCGATTTGCAATCGCATCCGCCAATCCGGTTATCTGTGTTCCATACTTACTGGTATAAGCTGCCGGCCTTGCCTTCTCCGTCTTTTGCAACGTACTCTTTGCGGCGTTTACTGCTTTCGATGGCGTATAAGACTTTATTGTCGGTGTCTTCACAGTTGTTGCTTTGGTGATTGTTATTTTACTGCTACTGCTCTTCTTTTTCGCCATAATCCTCATCCTCCTCTTCTATGATGGGTTCCTCTACCACCGGTTCCGAACCCCATATTGCAAACACGGCATTTACCACATTTTCTGTCTGCTCCTTCAACAATTCTTCTCTTCCGGATACGGAATTGAGATAGGTTCGTCTATGATTCTCTCCAACCTGAGATTTCACTTCTCCATCAATTAGTACCTTTCTTGTTAAGATGCTCACACTCTCTGTCGACAACATATCTACCGTTTTTTCTTCGTTAATTTCCATTTCAATTCCTCCTCGTTAAGCCTTTCTATACCAACCGTATACATACCAATCGCTATATGTTTTTCCGGACGCGTATGCCCCATTCTGGACATAATATGAACCACTGCCGCTAATTAGATTAAATGGTGAATTAGTTCCATTGCCACTCGACACAATTCCAATCGGATAGACATTTGATGGACGACTATGGTCAGGTTCATATGGCAGTCCGCTTATATGATGACAAGCATAACTACTTGTTGTTAATATCATTGCCTCTATAAATACAATGTCTCCCATTCTATAATAATTTCCTGTAGCCACTGCAATTGACGTTTTAATCTCATTACTTGCTGTATTAAACAGTCTAGGAGTCCATGTTCCTTTTTCGTATTTTGCTGTGTATTTTGTATAATTACTTGAATCCAGCAGCGTCTTCCATGTACCCCAAGTTCCACTTGACATGGCTCTATGCTGCAATATTCCATTATTAATCATGGCCAGTTGTGAATCCCAACCACTCGTATTATCCCAATTCATTTGCAGTATCTTTGCATCGCCCCCGGGCTTTCCCGTTGTCATCTTAGAACTGGCAACAAATGCTTCTACTGCTCCCATCCTATCTTCGGTACTTGCTTTATTTGCCGATATCGGACGAGTTGCAATATAATTAAGCAATGTACTTATTCCTGCCGGCCCCACTGGTCCTTGCGCCCCGGTATCTCCTTTTGGACCCTGAACACCTTGAATTCCTTGTGGTCCAGTTTCTCCCTGTGGTCCTTGCGGCCCTTCCGGTCCCGTTGCTCCGGTGTCTCCTTTGGGTCCTTGTGGTCCCGTTGCTCCGGTATCTCCTTTAAGTCCTTGTGGTCCCTGTGCTCCGGTGTCCCCCTTCGCACCAGTATCACCCTTTTCCCCTTGTTCTCCCTGCGGTCCCGTTGCTCCAGTATCTCCTTTAGGTCCTTGCGCCCCGGTATCTCCTTTCTCTCCTTTAAGACCTTGCGGCCCCTTAAAATTTCCAATCAAAAATTTTGCCATTGTATCACTTCCTATCTATTCATCCGGTAATATTAAATAAATGTCTCCAGTAGAATCTATTTCAAATTGAGGCGGTGTCTCATCATCTGTAGTAACCGCATATAGGTTTCCGTCAGCGTCTCCCATCAGATAAAAGAATCCATTAATTGGATTGATTACACCACTGTCACCTCTCTCGCCTTTATCTCCTTTATCTCCTTTTGGACCTTGAATTCCTTGTGGACCTTCCGGTCCGATTTCACCAGTTGCACCTCTCGGTCCTTGTAAACCTTGTGGTCCGGTTTCTCCGGGTACCCCCTGCAATCCTTGTACCCCGGTTTCTCCAGTATCTCCTTTGTCTCCTTTTACTCCCTGTTCCCCTTTTGGACCAGGCAGCCCTTGTGTCCCCTGTGGTCCACGCACTCCCTGAATTCCCTTTTCACCTTGCACACCTTGAATTCCTTGTGGACCTTCTGGTCCAATTTTTCCTTCCGGTCCAGTCAGCCCCTGCACACCCTGCGGTCCGCAATCACCTTTCTCTCCCTTTTCTCCTTGCACACCGTCTTTTCCTACATCGCCTTTCTCTCCCTTTTCTCCATCTGCGCCTTTGTCACCTTTGTCACCCTTCTCTCCCTTATCACCCTTCTCTCCTTTTTCTCCTCGTAATCCGCCGCTCTCTAGCTGTTGCTTTAACTTGTCTGCAATCTCTTTTGCTTCCTTTGCCATCTTTACAGTTTCCTGCACTTGACTAAATTTCTTTTCTGTCTCAGAAGTCATATTATCCAATTCAAGATTATTTAAGATATAACTTAAATTCTCTATCAGACGTATTATCCATGAATTCAACTTCTGAATATTTTTTCCATCCATACCATCTAGTTGGATAGGGTCAAATTGCAACGTGGCCATTAATATCCCCCCTGTTCCAAAACTTTGGAAATGCTGTAAACCCTTGCATCCCCTTTCCCTCTTAACCGGATTCTCATATGATCACATCGAATCGGAAATATGGGTATTTCAAAACTCCGCATTGTTACAAAAGATGGAGTATCTCTCCTACTTTGTTCATATTTAGACTCCATATGTGCAGCCTCCTCCCATACTCCACAAGAATCATACATTACATCTACATCTAATTCTGAATCTAACGGCAAAGACAACCTCAAACATATTTTTGATATATACTTGTTATTGGGATAGCTTATCCCTATCAAGCCGGTTTCCGCACTCCACTCAAGTATTGTTTCCAGTCCTTCCTCTGTCGTGTAATCCCTTGATGTAATCTCCATTACTTTTCTATCATTCATATAAAGCAAAGACCCATCCAGGTTTACGAATTTATCCATACTGCATAAAGATTTCTCATCCTCTTTGTGCCACATTCCTTTGCTCGAATCATACACAAGTGTCTCGTAACGAGTCGTGCGTATATTTTTCCCGTGCATATAGTATTTTGCCCCCAGTGCACCTGCCCTTACCTTTTCGTAGCGTTCTCCACCTAATGCTGCACTAATTGATACCGGAGTACTTCCGTCATACGCACACACATCCTCGCGTGATTTGTAATACAATATTTCATTCACAAGCACCAGACTTTCCGAACATCCCTTTTGCACACCACGGCATCGCTGCGTATTAATCTGATAATTTGCCGGATAAGAACCGTATACCTTATGAATGCAATCCTCTTTGAAAAACAAAACTTGTCCGCCGTATGCTGTACATCCGGTAAATTCTCCATCACTGCCGACCGTTGCCGCATATGAATCTGCCGCAGTACCCAGATAAGAATACCAATTTGTCATATCTCCCTGCTTACAGCAGTAAATTTCATGTTTCTCCGAAGAACACCCCCATATACGGTTATCACTTTCACACACATAATCCATATCCGGAACACTACGCTTCAATGTAATTACTCCAGTTTGTGTTGTATTATTGGTAAGCAGAGCCGTTACAATGATGAAATCATCCTTTTTATCCCAGATTGCCATATCCTGATTAAACGTATCAGCAATGCTTCCCGTCACACCATCAATCTTCACTACGTCATATTTTTCAAACGGCTTCCCTATGCCCGGATTTGATATTTTGGTATAACTTGTAGCCACTGCCGTCCACTGGTTTTCAGATTCACTCCACAACTTCAATGCATTTGGTGTTGTCCCCGTATCCATCCAGTAAATGGCACCATTAGAGCATGTAGTTATCTTTGTCCAGGTAGTCGTATACTTTTTAATCACATGCGGTGTCGATGATGTATCCAGCCACAAATCATCTGCCTTCGGTGATTGAGGTGCCACTGTTCCAATAGACGGTGCCTTTGTAATAGGGGTAATATCTGCCCCATCCAGCGTACACGTGGAAAATGTTACCGTTCCTGCCGTTGCCTTTGATGCCTCCATATCTTTCAGCGTCTTGTCATTTGTATTAAATATCTTTTTGTCCGGCCAAATAGCCACATACGCCCCCATACCACACATTACTTTGGGATTTTTCGCAAGCTGACCAATAATCTGCCAATCGTTCATTTCTTTGTCTGTATATACTAAGTTGCCATCCTCCACAAGCAAAATTCCGTTTTTCGCATACATTCCATAGATTTCTCCGGTACGAAACAGCATTCTTCTCTTTCTTCTGGGTGCCAGTGCCGGGTAATAATCGGATGTCATGTTCTTCTCCATATAAAATTCATTTTCCCCACAATTCATGGTATGGTTGTACCCGCCAAAAGCAGATATCATATCCCTTGTTGTTTCCATTTCTGTAGCTGGTGTTATTGTCAAGGTTACACCCCCGTTCTTTTTGGCTGTATTGGCATATGATTTCGAATATACCAGTTCTTAAAGTCCTGATACCCATTACTGAATACCGCAATCTGGTTATTGTACATTCCCATATCACGGTTATAAAAGTCGATTTGAGCCATCAAATAATCAACGTACACTTTCGCGTAAGTATCCGGTATTAATAGGTCTTCATTCATATGTTCTTCATCATATCCATCAAATACAACGTCAACATTTTCTTCATACCTGCTAATTACCTCATCATAAACTTGTCCATCAAGCATCGATAACCATTCAATTTTTTCCATGTCCGAAAATCGGTTTGGTCTTAACCGATCTGCTTTTTCAATCGCTTCCTGCACTCTCAACTTTCTCACCTCAACCTAAAAAAGCGGGGAAGGTCACTGCTTCCCCGCAACTTTCCTCTTATCAGGGGAACTAATTGCTTTCATTTTCTTCTTCGGCTACTGTTTCGACTACTGTTTTGGCTACTGTATTGGCTACTAATTCAGAAATCTTTATCTCTGTCTCTTCGTCTGCCTTTTCGGAATTGCGCAATACCTCAGCCACGTAATATGGCACCTCAACTTCCACTCCGCGCTGAATACGGAATGTATTTCCATTTACAACTACTGTAACGTCTTCCGAATATTTATCCTTGTCTTTAAACAATTTAATCTTAACCTTACGCTTGATATTGTCCTTTTTTGCTGTTGCCATGATTCTTCCTCCTTTTTCAAATGGGTCCTCCTCGAAAAGAGAACCCATCCTCTTAGTTTGCTGTTACTGTGCCTGATTTAAAACCACACGACTCAATACGAATCATGTACTGTTCCACCAGACGCTCTGCCGTCTTAATAGCCTTCCAGCCAACCGTTGAACGCTGATTCAACGGGTCGTCTCCCGACCCCAGCTGTTTAACAATATGCTGTAATCCGCCACCTTCTACTTCGGTTACACCGTAGGCGTGTGCTGCAATTACCATTGTACAGTAAACCGCCAAATCCTCCGGACAAGTTTCGTCTTTCAGAATTTTAGCTTCTGAATTTTCTACAAAACGGATATCACCAATGCGTCCGATTTCACCCTTCCACATCTTATCCGGTGTCGTATACTTATTCCATTCCTCAAATCCCTTTGATGTTTTCACATCGTAAGCAGCGTACGGATGAATAACACATACATAGGCATCCTCAAACGTTTCAGCGTTTACGGTCGCAAGATAGGCTGCTGCCTGCAAAAAGATATCTACATTCAATTTGCAGGTTCCGTCCAATGTCTTTCTTGTAAGAACCTCTGTGCCATCCGATTTTGGCGCATACATTACATTGGTGCCACCGCTAATTACATCACGCGTAATGGTATCCAATGTGCGACCCGCCTGCGAACCACTTAACTTTGTGGCCTGCACCACATTGTTATCAATCGCGGTTAGCTGCAGCACATCCGTAAGAGTGATATAATCACCGTACTGCTGTACTTCAGATTTAACCGTGGTCACCGTCATCTTACTTCCATCCGGTGTCACGCCTTCCTGCAAAGGTTTCGTGTTTTTCGGTAACGAATCATACTTTCTAAATTCGATTACCTTACCACCATTTTTTGGAATTGGATATTGATCACCAAACTTGTCAAATACCAATTTGGGCTCTGCCATCGTAATCAGAGTTTTTTCATAAAACTCTTTCATCTCGGCGGTCATTCCCGAGTCACTTGTCGTATTTGGATTTAAATTTCCTGCAAACATCTGCAGGGACATTCGTTTTGCCAATTTTCTTGCTCTGTTCATTTTTGATTACCTCCATTCTGCACATCGGTCAGAATGTAATTTTCTCACCGCGTGCGGCTCTTTTTGATAACTCATCGATATCTTTTGCTGTCAACTTGCTTATGTCAATTTTCTGTTCTACCGGCTTCGAAGAAACATTCGTTCCATTCTCAGGAGGACGCAAGCCTTTCGCGCGAATACCATCCGTAACGCGCTCCGCTGTTTTAGCTGATGCCATCTGCATAGCTCCTCGCATGATTTCATCGTGATGCGCTACTTCGTACGCCGTTCTTACATCAATGCCATTCTGCAGCAACTGCAGGAAGTCTTTATTCTCAACCTCCTCATCAAAGCTAAAATTCGGATAAATTTCCTTTAATGCGTCTGCCTCTGACATCCACTTGCTATACGTTTCATCTGCCTGACGAATTCTCTGCGTCTCCTCAGCCGCTCGTCTGAATTCTTCATTCTGTTTTTCCAAACGATAGAATTCACGATACTGTTCCGTGGACATTCCCTTTGCCATGGCACGCTCTTCGAACATGGAATCATCCTCTTCCAATGCCCTTAACATGTCATCCGCATCTGCGGTCTTGTCCAATCCATATCGCTGTGCCACAAAATCAAGGACTTTCTGCGATGATGATAACCGCTCTTCCATTTCCTTGGTCTGCTTAAATCTGTCGTTAATTACTTTCTGAACACTCTGGTTATATTCATCTTTGAACTCCCCTTTAATCATGTTCTTCCACTTGGTTCCTCTGTCCTCTGTACTTTCCTCACCGGTATCTGTCTGTACCTGGACAGTCTGCTGGTCGCTCTGACCCTCTAAGCCAGCCTCAACCGCTGCGCCTCCTGCTTCTCCTGCGCCCTCTGCAAACAACTGCAAATAAATTTTGTTTTTCATAGGTTTCATTCCTCCATCGTCTTTCCGAAGTGTCGCTACCATCGTCTTTCCGAAGTGTCGTTTCCATCGTCTTTCCGAAGTGCCAGTGGTTTTCACATCACTACCATATCACGGTTTAAATTTTGTTTACCCCCAAACTCCCATGGTTTTTGAAATTAAAATTTTTATGTACTCCGGATACTGTTCTTCCAGAGCAAGCAAAGCATCTACAACCATACCAAACACAATGTTCGCTCGTAACTTACTTCTGTACGCCGTATGAATCATAGCAAGTCCGCTCTTGACTTCCACCTGCTGCCCCGGATACATTTCTTCATGATTTTCAATTTCGTTTGCCAGCATACCAACAATTACAGATACTGCAGCACATACAATATCCTTCCCATGTTCCGCATAACCGGCATGTCCCACTACATTCAATTCAAATTTTTCTTTTGACCACTCAATTTGTATACTTAACATACTAATACTCCTATACACTCGCCATACTGCTTGCCTGCTCTTTTGCTCCATCCAAACGCTCACTCTTTGTCATGGCTCCACCTAAGGAATCATTTTTCATTGTCTGTTTAGAATCCTGCCCCGGAGGATTTGGGTCACCACCATTTACGACCTCCTGCCCCTGCATTCCAGTCATCTGCATCAATTGCTGTACCTGCTGCTGCAGTGCCATCAACTGCTGGTACATGGTTCCATTATTTTGGATTTTCATAATAATTTTTTCTTTGCCCTCAAACTCCATCATATCAAGGCATGCCAACGATGCATCCGCATTGCCGGGAGCGAAAAAGCCTTTATCATAAAACTGGAGAGCGAGTTCGTTCTGCGCCATTCGTGAGTAAGTTGATTTCTTGGCCGCCGATACAGTAACGTCAAAGATAGGCAGTCTCTCTCCTACTTCAACGCCCATCTCTTCTCCACCATCCTGCGGAATCATACCACCGTTATCAAAGGTCGCAAATTGCTGTTCTCCTTTTTCGCCCAGTATGCGAAATTTACGTGGTTCATCGTAAAACTGACGTATCAGTTCAATAACCATGTAACATTCTTCCATATATGCCCGATAGGTTCCTCGAATCATATCACGCGACAACTTACTTCCTGCCTCCTGCAAGGCGGCAATTGCCGTAGCAGCAGTAACACCACTTTGTGTACTTCCCTGCGAGAAGTCACGGTTACCTGATGTTTCTTTCAATTCGTTTATCTTTTCCTCTTTTACGTTGATACACTGTGTTGGCGGAACCACTGACTGCATTGGTTGAATATCATCCGGATTTCCGGTGTAGTGTACAACTTCCTTAGTCCAGTCGTTAAATTCATCCTCATTGATTCCTCCCGTGTCTTTTGAAAGGTATCTGGCTTTGCTTGCCTTGATAGCAGAATCCAATATTACCTGGTCTAATTTGTCAATATAAAGCTGTGGATCTTTCATGATATCTATGTATCCAAATCCCACTGGTGTCCCCTCTTCCGGGAACATAACATCAAACACATACGGATACATCCCATGGTCATAATATCCTCTTTCTACATACTCCGGGTCATTTTCGGACGCATACAGAATTTTGTCATTTACGAATTTGCAGTAATGCAGTATATCCTTTGTTCCATTGTCTTTTTTGTAGTACCAATCTACAACATACGATTTCTCCGAAGTGTCGACATTTTCCGCGTTGATATATTTAGTCAGTACGATGTCACTTCCCGTCAAATCAATATCCGGATAACGCTGTTTTAAAATTTCGTTATCCATCAATTCCACATGGAAAAGGTTTGCAGATTCCTGAATCTTGTTAATACCCGGTTCCCAAAACAAATTCAGTATATCTATTTTGGCAATGTTGATATCACCAACGCCATTGTTCTTACGCGAATCCCATACTATCTTTTTCACACTGGCTCCTTGTTTCAGTTTGTACCATGCACAATCGTTATACGTTTCTTCGTATCGATTGTATTCAAGAACTACCGGCAGAATGGAGGTCAGTGTTTTCGCCGTCTGTTCATCGGATGACTCACGTGCCAGTACGGTAGGTTCCGGGAAGTTGTCCATCATATCCGCATGCTTGTTATTAATCGAGTTGTGTAGCCACGCAGAAACCGGCTCTGTCATTCCTTTCTTTTTTTTCTTCTCCTCCGATTCAACAATTCGCCAATGGCGCAATTTCCACCATTCTTCATTGGCTCTTATTTTTCTGTCGAACCGGTCTTTCCCCTCTTTGTATTTCTTTAGTGTTTCCGCCGCTTTTCTCACATCATCCTCTGTCAGATTTGTGAGTTTTTCTTTCTCATACTGTTGCATTTCCTCTTGTGTGTTTGGTTCTCCGGCACTTCCATCCAATTCTGCCTGCGGTGTCGACTTTTCGACACTTTCAGGCATAGGTGTCCTCTGCTCTTCCATCTTTTTTTCTTTCTTTTGTGCAAATAACTGTAAATTCATATTCTGCCTCCTAAATCATATAAAATTCATATCTGTTTGCATCTTCATTTGAGGTTGTCCTTTGATTCAAAGGATCATCCCCTATATGGTCACGCTCCAGCACATTTTTCCTTGGGGATATTGGATTATCCATAAGCACATACCGGCACTCATCATAAATATGGTCTTCCTGTGTAGTATCAATATCCTCCACATCGCTCTCGCTATACACAAGTGCCGGGATTGTTCGGATAAAGTGTTTACATGTATCAAATACCTGGAACATGGTATCTCCATCTTCATCAAATGCCATCCGGTAATGATACTGCATCTTTCCGGCAAGTCTTGCATTATCGCCCGGACTAAAGAGAATGTTGTTTGGGTGTTTCTCCATCATTTCTGCAATGGATTCACCACGTGAACAATCCCATATGGATGGGTCTGCGATGCCTATTATCTTTCTGCCTTTGAGGTTTGGGTCCTCATTTTCAATTTCCCTAATGTGTTTTGCCTGCTGGGTTGGGTCTAATTCCAGTCCCACATTGGGTTCACCGGTGCACCCATAATACTCGCGGATTCGATAAATCTTTCCGTTTTCATCTGCCGCATACCATCCAACGCTAAAAGGTTTGGCGAACCCATAATCATATCCACGCCATATACGCCAATAGGATGGTATTCTGAACGGCTCTATAACGTGAGTCCACTTTCTGTCCTTATAGTGTTCCGGGTCATTTCTCCACTCTTTGAATACTTGTCCGGAAAAACTGTCCCACGAACCATACAATAATGCTTTACGCTCTGCCTCCGGCAGCATGGCAAGATTGTCCAAATAATAGGGGTCATTCTCTAGTAATTTTTTGTTATCAAATACCGATGATGGGATAAAGATTCTCTTTCGTTTCACCTGAATCTTTTTTCCGTCCGGATCAAGAATTGTCCGTTCTTCGGTAATCGGTGTTTCCGGCGGCGCCGCTGTAATAAACCGGTCTTTCACCCATGCATGGCCAACACCGCCCGGATTGGCAGTTGCTCTCATGTATACACGTGTTCCCGGTCCGCTTGGACGGTTACGTGAAAACATATATGAGTACTCTTCCCAAGTAAAATGCGTCAGCTCATCAAAACCGATGAAATCATACGCAAGTCCCTGATAATTTAATCTGTCTTTCGTATGCTGCATGGTTCCAAAGAAGATTTTCGCTCCAGACGGAAACGTCCATTTCTTATCAGTTACATTGTATTTCGCCTGCGGTACCACCGCTTTATACAATTCGTTGGAACGCAATATCAACTCTTGAAGTTGAGGATATGTCTTACGAAAGATGATACCTTTATAGTTTGGCACCTTAATCTGTCGCATTGCTTCACACAACATAGCATCCGATTTTCCTCCTCCTGCTGCCCCGCCATACAAACATTCATACTCCGGACGACACATAAAAGCACTCTGGCGTGGCTGTGGCGACCAAACAATTTTACTCATCCTCTGCCTCCTTAACCGGAGTAAGTATCATTACACCTACACCATCCTCTTCGGTCTCAATCTTGTTCTCAACTTTTTCCCGCCACTTATCCGGTTTGCGGTTCTTCAACCAAAACACTTGTGCTCCCAGTTCCGGCGGATAATAAACTTCCTGGTCTACCATCACTACCTCTTCGCGCTCACACTTACGTTTTCCGTTTTCATAGTCCACTTTTTTCACCTTAAACGGCTTTTTCTCAATCCTGGTAAAACCAACCGCTTTTTTGAACAATTCATTCTCCACTTGTGCGTCTGAAACTTCCCTCCCTTTTTTTAGGCGTTCAGAAAGTTCAGAATGTTCTTGCATGTATTTGTATAATGTTGTTTTGCTAATCCCCAGTTTTTCGGCTATTTGCGACATTACAAGACCTTCTCTTGTCCATCCCTCAATCAATTCCAAATAGGGTTCAACTTTTACGCTATATTGACTTTTTGCCATATCTGATACCCCCTTTTGGTCAGAATAACAAAATCTTTGCTATCTTTCCCCCCTAGTTCCCATACAAAAAGGCACCTGTTTATCAAACACATTTTTTAACTGCTTTGACTCTTCCATTATTTTATTTTGTAAAATCCACTAATGTACCACGAAGCTGGGGTTGTTCCAGCTTTATAATCGTTATTATACAGCTCATTTTCTGTACCACTTTCACTTATTTTGTTTAACGAAGATACCTTAAAATTCTCCCCATTTATTACTGCTACCGGACATAACATGGTTGGTCTATCTGAATTCGGTGCAAATGGCAGTCCGCCTATTTTATAACAAGCATAATTACTTGATGTTATTATCATTCCCTCAATCCACACATAATCACCATGCCGGATATAAGAACCATATTGAGCTAATACTGTATTGGTTGGTGCAACTGTACTAGATGTAACATATAGAACCGGCGTCCACGTTCCCCTCTGTTCTAATTCTTCCAATGCCGTTATACGACGATTAGTAGATAAGTCGCTCTCTATGTATTCCATATGCACTACTTCAACTACATCTTCCGCATTGCTCTCACATATCAATACAGGCATTCCTTTTCCTGATTCAACTCTTAATATAACATCATTCTCCGCATCATCCACCGGATACAACCGCTCTACGGATACACCATAATCTTCATTGACATCTTTCTGCACATGCCATATATAAACTTTCTGATTTGTCGTTGCATATATGGCATATTGTACTCCTTGATACGGATAACTGCTATCAATAAATGGTGCTAATGAGCTTGAACGGGTATCTCCTTTTTCTTGAATTTTTAAATAGCTGCTTTCTAAAACTTTTTCCACGCGCATGGTGCCGGCAAACTGCAATACCACTTGATTTTTCCACGTACTACTTTGTCCTTCAAAAGCCCCCACTTTTGTATCTACCCAGCCTTGTCCGTCATAATACTGAAACAGTCCATCATGTATACGCAATCCATGCGCCCCATCACTGGAATGTGTTTCATGCAAACAATGCTCATGCATGGTGTCATTTACAATTTCTTTGTAGTTTTCAACTGCTGCCTCGTATTCATTCACCTTAGCCACCATCTCTTTCAATGTATCCTGCATTTTCTGATAAATCGAAAGATAATCCGAACCGCCTTGGTACCTTACGGATTCCTCAACTCGAACCACGCAAGTATCTGTTGTTATCCTGTCTGTCTTAGCTCCCGCATAACATCCAACAGTAAAATATTCCTGCATCATCACTTTGTATGGTACTTCACACTTACCATCTTCAATCAGAACCGGATAATTTTTTCCATTTGCCGTAAATACCGCTATTTGAATCAATCCATCCCATTCTGTTGGCAGGGAAAACTTTGCCTGCACATACTCTCTCGTATTTCCAACTAAATCCGAAATTACTTCTGTACATTCAATATGCTGACCAGTTACTTCAAAACTTATCGTTCTCATCTTCTCAACTCCTTTTTCTTTTAAGCATATCAATCATTCCTTCTGATTTCTCCCCTAGTTCCCATAACTTTCATCCAGCATCTTACCATGCTTGCACCTTTCACAATTTTTATAGCAATGCTTTTCTTGAAAATCGAATTTGTCCTGTTCCGTCCGGAATCGTGTGCCGCATATAGTATGTTCTTCTAATCCCTCACACGTTATCATCTTTTCACTTTCCCGGATATAGTACGCACACTCTGTCCGGTATATTCCCGGACCATAGTATCCTGCCATTCACTCACTCCTGTCCTGCTACCTTCATTCTGTTTTATCTCCCTCCTGCATCAACAAGAGGGAGACTTTTTTTACCATTTACCTTGAAATGTTCTTTCCAATATTGTTTTCTGTTCCATCAAATCTTCGTCCTTATCCCAACCTCTTGGAAGTAATCCGATTAACGATGTATTGTTTCGCCATAATAGTATTTTCCCAGACTCCTCTATCCTATATGGTCCTTCAATCTCCATGTCATCTGATGTTTTCGCACTTTCATCTATCATGTTGTACAATCCTTCATTGATTGGTGTCAATTCAGAGCCATTTGTTAGAAGTCTGCTAATTACCCCAAACTTCGGTTCCTCAATAAGAAGATTCGTTTCTTCCAGATATTCGTCCGGTTCTTTTTCGGCTAAAAGAATCTTCATCTCGTCTGGTACCAACTGCTGCCGTGATTCATTTTTATGTATTCGAACATATTCATCCCGTGGCAAATCTCCAATAAGTTCAACAAGAGCCGCTTTTTCAGCATTAGGAAAAAATTGTTCTTGAACGGCCACAAACCAATAGCCCCCAACAATGTAATACACTTTTGCCTTTTCACTGTGTCCGACACTCAAATTGTCATTTTTATAGGCTTCCTTTAAAAGTTTCTTAAATATACTCGTTTTAATAAACATAATCTATAACCTCCTTTATTCATCGATATAGGTTGCCGCCATGTCGGCAAGATGCAAATATACAGCCAATTTTGACCGTTTGTATGCCGCGTTTATATCCCGGCTTCCACCTCTAACCGCATCGTCAAAGGCTCCCATGTGCCACCGGATGGCAAGGATTTCTTCATCGGTCAGATTCATAAAACGCTGAATGAGGAAAATAGATTTTTCCCCATGCCCTGCCGGAAAAGATTCCGTGTTGTATTCATATGCTATTTTCTCCTTTTCAAGCTGTGGCTTATACAAATCCACTTTACATACATCGTGCAGCAATCCAACAATAGCAATTGTTTCTTTTGTATATCCTTGAAGCACCTCTTTTTTCATTAAACGATTCATAACATTTACAGAGTGCTCCGCCAAGCCCCCTTCATAACTTCCATGATATTTTGTGCTCGCAGGTGCCTCTAAGACCCCTTTGTCAACAAGATAACTTAAGAGCTTGTCTGCCCCTCTTCTTTTGATATGTTTTTTGTATAATTTTACAAATTCATTTTTCATTTTGATTCCTCCTTGGTTGGCATTTCATCACAGCAAACTGGATGTAATTTTCTCAAAAGTGCATCATATCCGTCAATTACATATTTCGCCGAAACCTCATAGCACTTAATTCTGTACTTTGAAGCTGTTTCTTTTTCGATAAGGCAACCATTCCAATCGTACGCCTCCCTAATACCAATAAATACATCTGCCTGTGCCAGCTTTTTAAGGCTTTCTCCTAAATACCACACTGCTTGATTTTTGTTCTGCGGTGGATTGTCCTCTATGTAACTGTCAATCAGTTCCAGTTCTTCTCCCTCGTAAATCTCTGCGATTTTCTTCATCTTCTGAATGCTTTCTTTGATTTCTTTTTCTGTTCTGCCTTTCATAGGCACTGATACAAATAATTTTTTCATGTTATTCATCCTTTCTTTTTTATCATCCGGTTTCCCAGTGCGTAATTTGTTAATATTTAATATCAAATCCACCATTTTTATTTACCCAGTTGATAGCTTCTGCGTATGTAATACCATTATTCTTTAGTACATAAAGCAAATTATGAAATTTAGGATGTGTATTTTTTAATAATTCAAATCTACCTTTTCCTTGCTTTTCTAAATGGCATCCAAAACCACACAAAACACAGCCTGTTCTTTGACATTTTGTTGTTCGCAATAATGCTCTATTGTCGTTGAATATCCCATAATCAAAAAATGATATTTGGTTTTCGCATTGTTTCATAGCGGTATAATCAACAACTACTTCTCCGTAAACAGAACATATAGGTATCTTATTTTTTACTATATACCAAAGTACATCCTGCTCCGTCCAAAATGACATTGGATTACTTTTTGGGTTTTTGCTTTCAAACGAATTGCATCCATGTTTTATCCAATTGCTTTTCCTTAGGTTGCTTTCGTATGCCATAGTTGCAATAATAGGTTTTCTCCCAGTTTGCAATTCATATGTATGAGCCGGATTTTTTTTCATTACCCGACAACACTTATTAGATACATCAAAAGGTGCATTTAACATAAATAAATATCTTGACTTATCATACATAGGACCAAAGTCATCACATTTTAAACCGAATAGCTGTTTAACTCTGACGGGTCCTCTCAATATCTCACTGGGGATATTCCCAGTTCTTAAGTTTTGATAAGCTATATTTTCTTTGTCTTTTCTTCTATCTATTCCAATCAAATCGGCTATTCGGTAGGCATACGGAATAATACTTTTTCTATCTTTCTTTTTTTCCGTAAGTATTGCAATGTATCTCCTACTAGCAAAAATGCATTCAGATGTTTCTTTTGAAAACAATGGAAATCCATACGTTTCACAAACTTCTGCAAATGAAATTTTCGGTTTCAAAATTTCAAGGTTGTCAAATGTCTGCGCAAACTGTTTAAGTTCTGGATACTGTGTTGGAACATCTACAAATACAAGTGGAACATCCTTATATCCGCAAACGTTACGAACAATATCAACCAAAACAGTGCTATCCTTTCCACCGCTAAAACTTACATAAACACCATCTTCACCAAACTGATTTACCCAATCATCTATTCTCCTTTTTGTCATTTGAACTTTATCGTCCAGTGGTAAGGATTGCATCTGGTAAAGGTCTGTAATTGTATGTCTATTTGCCATGTAATATTGCTTCCTTTCTCTATGTCTCCTCTATATTTTTTAAATCCTCCCAAAACAATTCAATAAGTTGCACTTTTTTTTACCGAGGTGGTTGCGCGGACATATTAAACATGAGTTTTAACAACAGGAGGTACAAAGCCGTGAGACAAACATTTATAAAATGGCTTAAGAAATTGGAAGATTTTTATTTTTTCCATATCCGAAAATATTTGAAAAATCCAAAGGTGGAATTCTTTACATATTTTTTATACACACTGGCAGAATCCATTCCATATGTTCCAATTCAAATTCAATGGATTTTAACTTTAATAATTAGTCTTCCTTAATTTCTTTATTGGGATAAGTTCTAGCGAATAAACTTCGTTAGAATTTATCCTATGCTTTACCACTCCGGTTCCACATCAGGTGCCTTTGGCATATAGCCATCCTCAATCTCAATTTTTCGCAATGCATATCGCATGCTTATTTCTTTATCATCCCATGCATACGCATAGCCATCTGGAGCAAATGTACTCTTACATTTTCGATTACAGCGGTCTATAATCGTTTGATAACTCATGTAATTCTTTCTTGCCGCTTCCCGCGCTGACGAGTACACTTCTACCACTTCACCATTACAATCTATTTTTGCAACTGGTTGTCGGCGGCTCTTTGCCCCCGTGCGTTTTCCCAGTTCACGTTTGCTTATGTATGAAATATTCTGTATATGGTTTTCATATTGACATCCGTTTTTGTGGTATGCCACATGTCCCGGCGGCGGAACTCCTAGAAATGTTTTCGCAATCAACTGCATCACAATTTCTTCTCTGCTCTTTCCATCCCTGGTTAATTTAACAATCATCCTTTGGCTTCCACTCATATGCTTGTGATATGGTCTTAGCAAGCGTGTTTTTCCTGATGGATACACACGCCGAATATTTCCCTCTGTATCCGCTTGATACTTTCCATCATAACCGGGAATGTCCTTCCATGATTCTTTCATGTGCCGCTTTCCTCCTCATAAAACTCGTGACTTCCGTCAACCACCTTTTCTTCCTCCTCATCCTCAAACGACCAGCCATACAGCCGAAGTACCTTATAGCCATCCATTAGAGCCTGACCGTTCTCTTTGTAATATGTTCCGTTATATTTAACCAACTCAGTTTCGTTCATTACTACATTAAGCATCACTAACATCTGTTGAAGTATACTCAGTTTAGCCGCCTTTTGTGATGCTTCCTTTTTTTCTTCCTTTGTACATGCATAAAGAGGTTGTTTGGTAAAGAAACGGCTAAGTTGTGATGGAGCGAGATATGACTGATTCAACACAAGCGCACTCCACAATGCATCCTTCACCTTTTCCTCATCCTTTACCTGAGCAATTCTCCCCTCAACAATATCCATCACAAAGAGCCTGCGGCGTTCATCTAACTTTTTCAGAACGTCTTTCATGTATTTCTTATTTTCTTTTTTCTCTTTTTCCTTCTGTTCTGCCGGTGTCAGTTTTTTCTTGACTGCCTTTTTCTTCCTAACAATCCTAACTTCATAGCCGACATCGTAATAATAAAGTTTTTCATCCTTCTTATTTTTTAACCGGATACTCTCCGGCACCTCGTCATTCATTCGGAAACTCTTTACCTTCTCCCATTTATTTCCGTATTGTTCCCTTGCATACTGTTTCGGAGCTTCAACCACGCCCAATTCTTTCAGCATTTTAACTATGGCATCAATTTTCTTCTGTCTCTCTTTTTCCCGTATGTACGACTGAACTTTGGCAACTAAATTACGATTGTCCGTGGCTTCACGGAGAATCTTATTCCGTTCTTCCACATCCTTAATACGTTCCAGTTCGTAAAGGTCTTTCAGGGACAGTTGAAAATTCTTATCCTGCTCTTTGTTTTTCAGCTCGTCCTGATCCAGTTTGGCAATGTTCAGCCGATGTTTAATTGTCGTTTTGCTAAAACCAGTCTTATCCGCAATCGTGTCTTCTGTCTCGCCCAAATCAAGCATCATCTGAAATCCCTGCGCCTGCTCCCACACCGTCAGGTCTTCACGCTGCATATTTTCTTCCAGCATGATAGAAACCTGCTCTTTTTTGGATATCTTGCTAACAATCTTGCAAGGGACCGTCTCTATACCTGCCAGTTTGGCTGCTGCCAATCGTCTATGTCCGATTATTACATGAAAATCACTGGACAAAGATTCTGTATCCGCGTCCGGCTGTTCCTCCGGTTCTTCTGTCAAGGCTGGCAAAGGAATTACGGTCAAGTTCTGCATAACGCCCTGCTTCTTGATCGATTCTGCAAGTTCCGTTACATCCCCGACATCTTTTCTCGGATTATCCGGATGTGGGTAAATGTTATTTACGTTTATCATTACAATTTCTTTTCTGTTCTGCATTGTCTCATCCTTTCCACTAATTACTTTTTTCCAACATTCCTTGTGCAATTTCTGCATACGTGAAGGATTCACGTACACTTCCAACTTTGCATAGTGCATGATTTCTATATAGTTTTAAAATTCTGACCGGCACTCTTTTTTCCCGTCCATCTTCTCTTTCTCCCAAAGGTGCCGGCTTATACACATACACCACATCACCTTCCGTTAAATTCATACGTTGTGGTTGCAAATCGCGTTGAAAAAGCACTCCTTCTTTTTGTTTGCGTTCCTTGTGATTCGTCTTCACTTAATCATCTCCTATCCATCGAATCAAATCTTTTAATAACTCAATAACTGCCCTTTTTATATCTTCTTTCATTCATGCTCTCCTTTATCCTCCCGGCTTATAACCGGGAGGTTTTAACATGGCTTGCTTGTCCGTGATATTTAACAAACCAGAGGTGTCATATATAGTTTTTTCCGAAAATCCTCATGAAATCATCATGGGACCCACATTCCGATTCAAATATCTTTTGCCCTGCTGCCTTGATTGCCATATCAACCGTTTTATTTTTATGAACGGCATCCTTTCCGTTTCTGTGGCAACGCTCTCCACAAATATGAATTTTAAGTCCATACTTTTCCGAGAACTTTCGATTTGCTCCACCAAACACATGATGTTCTTCCAAACCACATGGATCCGCTATCCGATTTCTTCCACACAAGTAACATGTGTCCCAATCCATCTGCATAATTGACTTTGCCATCTTTATTCCTCCTTATCGGTCCTCCATTACTGTATACTGTCTTTCTCTCATTCTCTGATGCAAATACTCCGTATACTCATGTTTTGAACACCGTTCTACTTTGACTTGTTCCATCTCTTTTGATTTTTTATAAAATGTTGACCAAAGTTCACTGTATGCGTTTCCATCAGCACTTCCTTTTTTTGCCATATGTTCGGCATACGCATTGTCCAAATGAATTACTACCTGTGCGGACGTGTTCATACACTGTATGGCATCCACTACTGCCCTTGCACTCAATTTTTGGTATGAAATATCATTCCATCCTGCCATATGAGCTTTCGCATATTTTTTTCCGTTTATTTCCGTAACAAGAACAATTCCATAAACTCCATGTCCTCTCGTTACTCTCCCGGTAAACTGGGATGTTATATAAATATCTACTCTCATGATGGCGACCCCCTCCTTCCATCATTCTTAACCAGAATATATCGTAGGAAGTTCCAGCCGGTTAGTTCTGATATACCCGAACACACTGTTCGCTTATCTAGCCAATAACCTTTTCTTGTACCCGGCTCCTCCCGAAAATATCCTCTGTTTTTTACTATTTTCTTTTTTGTCTCCGGCCGAAAAAGATTTTTGCTTCTTGTCCAGGCTCGACCTTTCCCTCCAAGTTCTCTGAAGCGAATGGTATATTTGGCAAAATACTCTGCCAATTTCGAATACTGCCCCGTATCATCTAATGGTCGTATATCAATACGTCCATGTTTCCACGCTTGCCGAATCCACTCTACCGGCACCTGATTCATCACCATATGATGATGCAGTGCACCACGAACTCCAACTTCCGTTACCACTATGTATTTGCATATCTCTTTTTCTTTTTTCATACGCCGACGCAAACGGTCAAGAAATATCTTTCTGTCCCTCTTCGCCTCTTCCACCGTCTCTGCTCGTTTATCTCTTTCATAAGTCAGCGTTATGTGATAATCACCAGGCACGAAATTGGCATTCATTAGAATTGTTAATTCCGTAATGGCTTTTCTTAAATTTATTTTTTTCTGTGATTCCTTGGTGTCCTTCATCTTTTCCGACCGGGTAGCACCAGGTGGATGTATATGTGAAGAGTAACTCCTCTCGTACAAAACAGTTCGTCCTGCTCTTGTCACTTTCTCTATGTATGGCATAAACAATCTTCCTTTACGCTAGAAATAATACCCTTATCGAGTTAGAAAAAACGGCTTCCTTGTCCGTTTTTCTTGCTTTTCAAAGCCATACATGATATACTAAATAGTGTGTTTTAGTTGTATCTGTACAACTTTGAGCGGTCATTTATTTGACCGTTCTTTTTTTACTTGCCGGTTCACATGATATTAGGTCCCGTCCACATTCAGAGCACTGTTTTTGATAAGTGCAGCTCCAATAACACTTACCACAAGAACAGGAACATATATAAAGCGAATCCGTCCGCTTCGTCACACCGTCGGTGTAATATTCTTTCCACATCCTGCTACCTCCAGCATTTTTTCCAAATGCTCCGTTACTTCCTTTACCTTGTTATCCAGTCTCGAAAAAAAGAATCTGTTTTGATATACAAGAGTCTTATTTTGCATTACCGACAATGCCATTACCTGTGTCTCTCCATTGACACATAAGTAAACATCCACTCCCGGCATTTCATTCAGTTCCATCACTTTTTGTAAAAGATTTTCAAACATACTCAAATTCCTCACTTCCATAATTTCTTCCAATTAGCAACCGTAAACAATGCTACCCATACAGCAGAAACCAAAAACAATACGGTTTCCTGTATATGTAAATCTCTTACCGCACACGCAGTCATAATACATATAACCAGGGCGATAATTGTAATGAAGCATATAACGCTCTTTTGTTTTTTCACCTTTCTCACCTCCATCTTTGTAATGCGCATTAGTGGAATGTCAGGGACTTGAACCCTGAACCGCCCGGTTATGAGCCGGGTGCTCTGACCATTGAGCTAACATTCCTTAGTAGCGGTGCTGGGTACGTGACAGCTTGTCCGCTACTCCGGCAAATTCATTATTATTGACCACCTAATCACCGGAAAGGTCACTTGTCTTGAGTTCGCCCGCCGAATGGGCGAAATGGCACTGCCGGGCTCGAACCGGATTAGCTTCCTACCAAATCAGCGCCCACTTTTTCCTCCCGTTTATATCCCAGTTTCCCAGCGAAACGGTCCAATATGGTACCGGATACCTCCAGCCACTCCTCTTTCGTAAGGCTCGATGTAGGCACATAAGCACCACGGATTTTCACATAATTGTTTATTTTCATTGACCTCATCACCTCAATTTAATGTATGCTTCTTATGCTTTTCCTGTCTCTGCTTCATTAAATTCTCTTAATCAAATATCTCTACTTTTTGTAGAGTATGAAGGTAAAAAAATATACTCTTCCGGCATGTTATACAATTTACTCATCATGCAAATTTCTGGAATACCTGGAACAACCTTCCCCTTTTCCCAATTTATTATTGTTTGTTTTGATACTCCCATTTTTTCAGCAACCTGCTTCTGTGTCATTTTTGCATTAACACGTGCAGCCGCTAAAGAGATTCTTATTTCGTTCATTGTGTATCCTCTCCTTTCTTAAAAGATATATGAATTATAACTCTACAAAAAGTAGATGTCAATACTTTTTGTAAACTTTTTTTATTTTATGTTGAATTATTGTCTACTTTGTGTTATTCTCTTTGTAAAGAAAGGATGTGATTTCCTATGAGCGATGAACTGTATAAAAAAATTTTTTCTTCTAATTTAAGAAAATACATGAATTTAAATAATAAAACACAAGTTGACCTTATCAATGACCTTGGATTTAATAAATCCGCTGTTTCTACTTGGTGCAATGGAACAAGACTTCCACGAATGGATAAGGTAGATGCTCTAGCTAAATACTTTGGAATACGTCGTTCCGATTTAATAGAAGATAAGCCAGAAACACAAGAGCAGCAAACCTACTATCTTGATGAGGACGCAAGAGAAGCTGCTGACTTTCTTCACAAAAATCCTGAATACAAAGTTTTGTTTGACGCTTCACGCAATATTAGTAAAGAGGATATCGAATTTGTTGCAAAAATGTTAGATAAGTTTAGAAAATAATGGGAGATGATATTATTAAAATGCGGGACGATGTGCAGGTACTTTTCTTAAAACTGCCAAATCATATCAAAGAATTTGTTACTATGAATCCAGATATGTCTTATACTATCGTATTGAATGTAAACCATTCGCACGAGACACATCTAGAAGCCTATGCTCATGCACTACAACATATTGAAGAACACGATTTTGATAATTGTGCTTCCGCTGATATGATTGAGGTTTACGCTCATATGAGGTGATATAATAATTAAAGGTAAACAGAAACACTAAACTACAAGAAAGGTGATTTATTATGTTTATATTTTTGACTGTAATTGGTATAAGTGAAATTTTTGTTTTCTTCATTGCTTTGTTGTATTTTCAAGGCAACTGTGAAAACCCCAAATCGCTTTCCGAATTATCACTTCCCGAATTCCTTTCAAGTAAGGGTACATATCATAAGGGGGCTTGTACCTATGACCAACTTAAGGGACTTAATTATTTTTCAAAATTAACTGGTTGTGTTGAAGCCTTACACGATGGACTAAATTCGCAAACTGAATTTATAAATAATGTAAGAGGACTTCCCTGGTTTTTCTGTTTCCTTGTTTTAACCGGATTGCCCAAGTTTTCAATAAAACACTTAGACTCAATTAGTGCATTTTGTCGCGTTATACTAGTAATTGGTGTTATCATTGTTACTATTTTCATACTCATTATTGCCGATGTAATAACAGACCATTTACGTTCCTCACATCGTTATGATGAATTATATGATTACTTACCAGAAATATATAGGCAACTGATTAATAATCCGCTTTCCTACAATGAATATGACTTTTGCCATGAAGATTATTGTGTTACCATGTTATACAAGGAATACATTCATAGACTCCATGAACATTTTAAACTTAATCGTTCCAGGTTGTCTAAAACAATAGGTGGAATTGTCATTTCTTTAATTTTCACACTTTTTGTGACTAGCATCTTATTTCGGTAACTTATACTTTATTAAATATGCTACAAAGAAATATAATCGGTAGGTTTTACTATGGATAATGACAATAAAGAACCACAATCACTTTTTGATAATAAGGTGATATAGTAACTGAAAACAGACAAAATACTGTAATATAAAAAAAGAGAATCTATCAACCACAATAAAATCAGACATATTACTTGATTTTATTACATATATGTTATACAATAAAGGAGCTTAAATGACAAAAGACGAATTACTGACACAATTAGTAAATTTTTTGGAAACCTACAAAGACTGTAATTATATCTTCCATAAGGAGTTTATTAAAGAACTTGTAAATATTGCAACTAGTGTTAGTTATCAAGATGTATTTT